ATTCGCGCCACCAATAGCGACACGCGACTCATCCTCGGAAACAATAAACACGACACCAGCGGCGCGCGTCATTTCACCGGCAACCGAGTTAGCTTGAAAGTTTAGGCGCTTAGGGAAGCTAGTGAAAATCTGGTTCAGGTGAGGAATGTTAGCGCCCGCAATCCATTCACCAACCGCGCTACGAACTTGCGCCCTCGACATTAGCGAACCCTACGGAAAGGCATAAGCAACTGTTGAGCGGCCGCAATATCAGAACCAACCTTTTGTGCGCCATCAATCTGCTGACCGGGGCGAGTAGTAACATCCATCACCAGGGCAGCGTCACCGCGAATCTTTAGGTAGGCGCTTGTTACAAGAATACAAGCCTGTTTGATAGCGGCAGGGATAGACGAAGCCGACACACCCACAGCGTGAGCGTACAGAGTAGGTGACGCTAGGGGTACAGTGTTTGATCCGAACGAGTAGGTAGAAGCCACGGTCACAATCTCGGTAGAAGCCCCATCGAAAATAGTGAACTGTTCCCCAGCAATCAAACCCGTACCGTTAGCCACCGTTAGTGACGTTGCACCGATAGCAGAAGCCGTACCAATAGTCGTATTGAAGTAGCCGTTAACATACGTGTAGTTCACGAACATTCGTGACCTGTTACCGCTCGCCGGGCCATAACCGATAGGGCCAACATTAGACCACGACAGGTTAGCCGTACCGTAAGGGTAAATGACTTGTGATTCTTCCAGCCACGAAACAGAAGGGTCAGGCACAGCGACCATATTGTTCGGATCGCTACCGATAGATAACGCGGTGAGAGCCACGATAGGGCTATATTTCGGGTGAAAAATCAAGTCACCTTCAGGACGTACACGAGTGCGTTGCTGTTCCACATCCACAGTGGCCGACAAAATCTGGTTACAGAACTGGTCAATCCAGCTAGACGCGCGCAGAATAGCGTTCGACAACTCAGCATCCTGAGCCGCCTGATTCCCGCCCTGCACCAGGTTGCCATAGTCAAGCGCGGTAGGGGCTTGCTTAAACTCTGCAAGCGTCAAGTAAGGGCGAGTCTGTTGCCGTTTGATAACGCTAATCGCGGTAGTCATTTACTTCTCCACACTTCGGGCAGGTATACGCTTTGAAAACTGAATTGAACCCGCAGCCTTCACACGGGAAACCTTGAACGTGAGCAAACGAAGCAAGCGCCGCGTCAATGAAACCTTCTTGCTTAAGTTTCGCAGCGTCACGCTCATTCGTAACCTCAACCGTGCCATTCTTAGCAACGTCATAGGAACGCTTACCGCCAGAAGGCAACTCTATATCTACGCCTTTAACTGTGCCTTCAGGGGCAACAAGTTTAGCCATTGTTTAGCCTTTCTAAGAATGAGAGGGCAGGGCAACCCATACGGATCACCCCACCCTCTCTATGCCTAAAAGTTAGGCTGCCTTGATTCCGGTGACAACACCGTTGTACGAAGGAGCGTAACCAACAAGCGTACCGCGAACGTAAGAAGATACGTCGTAGGTCTGCTGGATAACAGGCCACTGGTTCATCATGTAGTCGGTCGGCCCAACCCATGCCCAAGCCTCGGAAATGTTCGAGTCAGGCATTGGCAGAACGTGCGACACAACGAGAGCAGAACCCTGCTCAGCCCACGGGTTAACCGTAAGAGGAACGGTCTTACCAGTGGTTTCGTTCACGATAGAACCGATAACAGCGCCACCAGTGTATCCACCGAAGTCGTCTGCAACGAGGTTCAGACGGTAAGCGGACTGCGAACCAGCGGACTTGATAGCCTCGCTGAGCTGCTTGCGGTCTGCACCGTTCAGAATAATCTCGTCATAGTCGGCCTTTACAGCAGCGTAACCGTTGCTGAAAATGGTCTGGAACTCAGTACCAGGGTTGCTGGTCGAGAACGTGCCGTTAATGTTGTTGACCTGTCCGCCACCCGAAATGGTCTGAGCGAACATACCATTGAACGAGTTAGCAGGAGCAGAAGTGTCAACAGTCGGAGCAGTTGCACCAGTGGTAGCAATCGTTCCCTGAAGGGTGAACGTCTGCGATCCGGTACGACCCTGGTAGAAAGCGTTAGCGTTACCAGTCGAAGCACCAGCGTACACGTTGTATCCGATAGCACCAGCAACGTAGTTAACGGTTACGTCAACAACCTGACCCGAAGTGGGGGTTACGGTCTGAACAGTCGAAGAAACCGACTGACCGAACGAACCAGCATCAGCGGTAGCGTAAACGTATACAGCCGAAGTCGGAAGTGCAGTCTCACCAGCAGCCTTAGCGCGAGCCGTAAGAGTTACGGTAGGTGCGCTGAGAGCCGTGGTACGGCCGTAAAGGAACGCCTTCTCTTCGAACAGCATGGTTGCGTAAAGAACCGACGTAGCCGAAAGCTGACGCAAATCTTCGAAGCCAACACCAGAGAACTGAGCGTCGAAAGTAACACTGTCCGACAGACCGTAGGTGACGTAGTTAAACGTCTGGTCAGCAGCGGTGTAACCAATCTTCGGGCCACGCTGAAGAGCGAGCGAACCGAACGAGTTAGTGGTTGACTCGTCAATACCAGCCCAAATGTTAGCCTGTCCACCAGTCTCAGAACCAGAGATACCAGAAATAACCTTCGTGCGGTGAGCCGTACCCACACCCTTCTTACGAACAATCTTGTTACGCAGAGGAGTCTGGCGAGGAACAATGTACTTAGCCGGGGCCTCAAGGTCGTAGGCGGCGAAACCAGTCGAAAGAGGAACGGTAAGGCTAATGTCCTTAACAATCATTTCGTTAGCCGAAGCCTGAGCCGAAAGAGCAGCCTGGAGACCAGCAACAGCGTCAGCGGAAAGCGACTTGTTGGCGGTCAGAGCAGCGATCTGCTCGGCAGGGTCAACCTGTGCGGCAGGAGTGACGTTAGGGATAGAGCCGGGGTTGCTGAACGACTTGTTCAGAGCAGCGTCGAAAGCTTCCTGAGTGGCGGCAGCCTTCTTAGCTGAGCCAGCGTCAGAGAAAAGCTCCGAAGCGGGGATGCGTGATGCCATGTTATTTTTGTCCTTTCAAAGACTTTTCAAGGTCGCGCGCTAGTTCCTCGTATCCCTTAGCGAGAACGCGGTCTGTAGTTGACGCGGCCTTCATGCGAAGATCAGCGACACGCGCCAAATCTTCAGTGTTGATAGCCTTCACGACAGGCGCGGTGCGCACCGGCCCGCCGGGAATTGCGGCCTTCTTTGCCTCAGACAGTTCCTCAGCCAGCTCAACCTTTTCAGCTTCTACCGCCTTCAATGCGGACTTAAGCTGTTCCAGTTCTTCACTGACAGCGGACTTGGCTGAAGCAACAGCCTTCTCAATGACGGCAGTAACCTGCTCATCACTGAAATCAAGGGTGGCAGACTTGTCTGCACACATACACATATCAAGTGACTTGTCGCACTTGTCGCACATTTTCACGGCCTCAGCGTCGGCGGAAAGTTCCAGCACGTCAGCAAGACCATCTTCATCGTCAGAAGCAACGTCGTCAGTTTCGACAGGGGTAACTTCGCCCTTGTCAGCTTCGCGCTTGTGCCACTGCTCCAGGTGCTTCTGCGCCTTCAACAAGTGCTTAATGTCGTCGCGCTCATCGTCGCCACCAACCAGCTCATCGGCCTCGGCCTTGATGAGAGCAACAATGGCAGCGATAGCGTTCTGGTAGAGAGCGTCATGTTCGCTGGGGTCGTCAGACTTTACAACGTCGCCCTCAACAGACTTCTCAGCCTCATCCTCGGCGGGTGCGTCTTCAGCCGGGGCATCTTCAGCGACAACCTCAGCAACAACCTCGGGTGCTTCAGCCGGTGCGTCAACGGTTTCCTCAACGGCAGGAATCTCTTCCTCAACCACTGGGGCATCCTCAACATCACCAGACTTCTTCGCAAACACCTCTTTAGGGGTAGGAACGCCCTGCTTGATAGTCATTAGTTCTCCATTTTCTGCCGCCTTAGCGAGCATGAGTTTTGCGTTCGGATTCGCCGGGCGATCCACGAGTGACAGTTCCACGACAGTACCGCCAACAATTCTTCCACCGGCAGCCTTCTCGTCACGCACAACACGAGGCGAACGGATACCAATACTGAAGCCTTTAAGAACCCCTGTCTCAACCTTCTTCACTGATACAGGGTCAACAACAAGAGCGCGAACATAATGACCGTCGCCCTGCTTGTATTCGTACTCTGTAGCAACACCGGCCGCAATCGAAGAGTGCTGTTCACGCACGTTACCGCCAGCAGCCATCCACTCAGGCATAGCGGTCTTGAGCCACGAGTCGTCACAAATCTGCTGGTCAATGTCCAGCGTGTCATCAGTGGCTTTACCGTAAACGGTCAGAGTGCCATCATCGTTCTTGTCAGCCTTGACAAGTGCCGCATAAGAATAAGCAATATCGGTAGCCATTGAGAGTGTCCTATCGTCTAGTCAAGTCTATGGGCGTATGCCGTGTTTATGCCGAGTAAATAACTGAAACGTAACCGGCTGGGCTAGTCGCACACACCGCATACAAAGCGTCTCCAGCTTTCAACCACACCTGAACCGATGCACCGTTAGCGAGCGAGTTACCCACGTTAGCGCCCGAAGTCGAAATGGTGGAGTCACCCAAGAAAATGGCCGCGCCCGTGTTGTTATAAATCTGTGTCGCAACAGCCTCAACACCTGTAGGGATCTGAACGATAACACCAGGAACGGTAGTGACCTGCGTGTTCGTGTGCTTCAAAGACATCTAGTTAATCACAATCTTGTAGACAGCGGCTGTATCCTGACCGAGCAACCACGTAGCCATAAGGCGGTGGTGTCCGTCAACAATAATTAGTTTACCTTCTACCTCCGCTATTAGCGCATAAGAACGGAACGGGGTGACGGCTTGCCCCATAGCTTCAATATGTTTACGCACGTTTTTACGTTTCAGCCACGGATCAGTGCCGTACAAATCTTCAAGGTCAACAACAACGGTTAGGGCATCATCCCAAGCGTTCGGGTCAATAGTGGGTACAGGCACTACAGCCCACGGTGATTCCACAAACTTTTCGGGGTTGGCTAGTTCTGGATGGTCAGGGTTTGGGAGGATTTCGAGACGGCTGAGTGCGCGCGCCACTTCGAGAGGGCCGGGAACACCCTTAACCCGGTCAGGCGTAACCGCCAACTCGATACCGTCGTCCATAGAATCCATTATGTCAGAACCCGAAACTTCAGGCGGATTCGCTGGCGCAATCGTGCAACGACAGTTAGGATGCGCGGGCGGTTCAGTATCGCCAGAAGGGAACACGTCACCAATAGGGATAGGGCCAGCGTCAGCATTATCGGAACATTCATCGCCGGTATCCAACGCCAACCATTCAACCCATTCCACACCAAAATCAGTGTAAGAATCCATAGTGGCCGTATTCAACGCACGAGACATTTCCGTTTGAGCAATCGTCAACGCCCGCATCGGATCACCAAGAATGTCCTCAATCTCGCTCGCAATAAACGCGCGACCTTGACCTCCAGCAATACCCTCCTCCGGCACACCCGCCAAGCCACGAGCCAAAACCGTACCGATACGGTCAAGAGTCGTATCATTCACGCCCTTAATCGTCACTGGCTTTTTACGAGACAACAAGTTAGCCAATCCCCCAGGTGGGCGAACCAACGCAGCAGCCGGTTCATTACCAGGCTTCCACGAATCCCAGTTAATAGCCATAGCGTCAACAACAGCCTGAGCAGAAGGAGCAGCCTTCTCAATACGAGCGTTACCGTATTGTGCCGTAGCAACCTTCACGCCCAGAACCCAGCCCGTAGCGTACACATCATCAAGGGCAAGGCTCAACGGTTTCGTGTTTGTCACAATATGGATACGCGCCCAGTCACGAGCCTGAGCAGGAGTCACCAAATAGTCCACACCAAAATTACTGATCCAATCATCAGCAACTTTATCTGCGTCAACAGACTTACGAAGAGCCGCGCGAATATCGTCAGCGGTTCTCGTGGCCGTTCTCAGTAACGCGCCGTCAATCCTTTTTGCTAGGTTCATGCAAGGTAACGCTCCGCATACCAGCGAGCGCCGTCAAAATCTTGCACAGCCACAAACTTGTTTAATGTCTCACCATACGCGGTAGGCAAGTGACGGAAAATGAACGGCTCATCCGGTGACTTCAGCAGCCACTTCAGAAACTGTTTCGCTTCCCTAACATCCTCACCAAATCGTGCAGACTTAGTAGCTGGCTGTTCGGCCACCGTTTCAGTCTCAGCCTCAACAGCCGGTTCAGGTTGCGTCGGTGCGCTCGCAGTTTCCGGTGCTTCGCTAGGGGCAGTTTCGAACGCAACAGGGCCATCCTCCGTCAAAGCATACGCGGCAGTGCCAGCAACAAACAGGGGCTGATCCGCGTAGTCAGAATCAAGCAATGCCATACCGTTGCGGGCGCGCGCCTCGTTCAGGGTGAGTGACCCGTTCTTGAGGCGTACATCTTCAGCGTCAGCAATAGCTTTATCGTCTTGACGTGCTGAGGGCTGGAACTTGAACTCTATTTCACGAGGCATACCCAAGTAGTTGTATGACAGGGCGCTAATGTGTGAAGCCACCCACTTAGCCAACGGCAGAAGCCCGAGAACCTCAGACGATTCAGCCTGACCCTCATGCACGGATGCGCCACCCAAACCAGTCTTACCAGTGAAACCAATCTCGGTAGGAAGAACGCCGAAGTGTCCACAAATCGCAACAGTCAAATACTCGTCAAGAGTCTCAGAGAACTTTTCACCGTACCCATCGAACTGAACAGGTTCAAGACCCTCCGGCAGGAGGCGCGCACGTTTACGTTGCTCAGTCTGCCCAGCCAAATCATCGTTGAAAATGTTTTCATACGCGCGCAAAATCTCGGGGTTGTTACCGAACGAAGCGTTCGTTTTAAACATCAGCTCCGGCATAACGCCGTCAGTGTATTCGGCGCGCAACCACTGTTGGCGACGCAGGTAAAGGTCAGCGAGGGGCAGTGAACGCTCCACCGGGCCGTAACCATACACCGAGTGGGTGCGACGGTTCATAACCCAATAACTTAGTTCGTCACTCGTGAACTCGCCGTCAGCTTCCAACTCTTCCGTAGGGGCAGTGAACTCGGATCGTGGGAAACCGTAAAGAATCTGCTGGAACGCAGCGTTCGGTGGGGTAGGTCGCATACCCCTATCGTCAATGAGGGGCTTAATCGTTGAACCGTCAAGAAGTTGCAGGGCAAGCAAATCCCCGCCGACAGTCTTCTGAGGCCAAATGGCTACAGCGTCAAGAACAAGCAAATCTTCAAGCATGGTACGAAGCCATGAAGCGAAATCCATACCGTTCGTAATATCCGGCATATTCCAGAAGTCACGCACACGGTTAATGTCTTCAGCGAACTGTTCCTTAGCGATAGCGGCAGCGCGTACCTGGTTCACGCCCTGCTCAGCCATGATGCGTTCCACAGCGTTATCGGTTAGAACAACGTCGTATTCCAGCCCCGTCATTTTTGCTTTCAAGACTTCAATGCATCGGCGCACAATATCGCTCATGTCAGCAACTTGGCGCAACGTTTTGAACGGTACGAGCCTGTTGCCTGTGACGTTAATGTTTTGGGCAACTTCAAACTCCCACCGGCGAGGGTCTGGCTTACCGCGCTCGCTGAGGGGGTTAATGCTTGAAGGGATCAGGGGTGTGGCTGGGCCGAAGGGTACGGTAGCCCAGTTAGGGTCACGTTCTAGTGGTACGTCTTCACCGATAATGCCGTATGCGCCGGAGGTGGAAGGCATAACGATAGGTGCGGCCTTCTCTATTTCTTTGGCTACACGTTTTGCGAAGTTGTCAATAATGCCCATGCGTTTAGTCTACTTTCAATTCGTTTTCGTGTACCGCGAGAGCTTTCTTTACCGCTTCAATAGTGGCCGTGGCTTGTTGTACGCCTTCAAGGTTGCCGACGGCTTCGGCGGTGGCACGGTCTAGTTCTGCCGTGTAGCCTTGTTCGTTCAATGCTTGGATGCGTTGCGCGATGATGGCGTGGCGGTGTTCGGGGGTTAGTGTGAAGTCGCTCATGTTATGCGTTCGCAATCGTTGTAACCGTGCCGGTGCTTCCCTTATATTTCAAAGCTCCAGCCTGAACGTAAAGATAACCGCCCGTTCCCGGGTTTCCGGTGGGTGCAGTTGTCAATTGGTTGATGTAGAGCAGTGTGCCGGACGCGCCCGAACCTGTCGCTCCCGGGGTCGGACCGAAACCGATAATGGAGTTGGCAAACGTAATCCTATAAGTGCCGGATTGTTGAATGCCTGTCGTAGCGCTGTTGTTTAGGTTTAGGTAGGAAGAAGCAGTGAAAACTGTTCCGCTAACAGAACCACCACTAATCGAAGTAGAACCGCTAATTGTTCCGCCCGAAATGCTGTTCGACCCGGCACTAATCGCACCTGTTGAAGTGATACCAGCAGCCGA